GCGCGGCTGGTCGGGCTGGGGCGGGGGGTTGGGGCCGCGCGGCGCGGGGGCGAGCCGCTCGGCCTTGGCGGGGTCCTGCGTGAGCAGGAGCTCGGCGGCCAGCTCCGCGCGGCCCATGCGTCCGGCGGCGTTGATGCGGGGGGCGAGGACGAAGCCGATCTGCACGGAGGAGACCGGACGTCCGGTCAGGCCGGCCTCGCGCAGCAGCGCGTGAAGGCCCGTGAAGTCGCTGCGGTCGATGCCCTCAAGACCGCATTGGACGATGGTGCGGTTCTCGCCCTCCATGCGCATGACGTCGGCAATGGTGCCGATGGCGGCAAGGGTGCAGTAGCGGGAGAAGAGCGCGTTTTCGCGCTCGGCGCCGCCGAGGGCGAGGACCAGCTCGAGCGCGACGCCGACGCCAGCAAGATGCTTGAACGGAAAGCCGCAGTCCGGGCGGTGGGGGTCGACCACGGCGCAGGCGGCGGGCAGCTCGTCCTTACATTCGTGGTGGTCGGTGATGACGAGATCGACGCCGAGCGTGGCGGCAAAGGTGGTCTCCTCCACGCCGGTGATGCCGCAGTCCACGGTGACGATGAGCGTGACGCCCTGCTCGGCAAGCGCGCGGATCGCATCGCAGCCGAGGCCGTAGCCCTCCTCAATGCGGCGGGGAATGTGCATGAGCACCGCCGCCCCGCGGGAGCGGAGATAATCGGTCAGAAGGCAGGTGGAGGTGATGCCGTCCACGTCGTAATCGCCGAACACGGCGATGGTCTCGCCGCCGGCAAGCGCGCGGTCGATGCGCGCCACGGCCTTGTCCATGTCGCGCATGAGGAAGGGGGAGTAGACCAGCGAGCGTTCGCGGTCAAGATGCGCGGCGGCCTGCTCGGGCGTGACGACGCCGCGCGAGGCCAGTACGGTCGATACCAGATAGGGATAGCCTGCGTCCATCAGCGCTTCGACCGCGGCGTCATCCGTTTCCGGGATGAGCCAGCGTTCGTATTTCATGCAGTGACCTCCGATCTGTACGGCAAAAGTGCCGCGGATACTAATTCAATCTAATATTATAGCAAAGATGCGCGGAAAGGTAAAGAGAAAATATAAGGCGCGCTGTGCCGTGTGAGGAGTAGTATTAAGTTGCAAGGTTCAAATGAGCCTTCGCAACTTATTTTTTTTACCACGGAGGACCCTAAAAATGAAGAAAATGACTATTAGAAAAATGCTTGAAAGAATCGTCGTCGCAACTAACAAACGCAGAGCGAAGAATATAGTTCTGGTCAGCACCGACGGCGAAATCGTGGAAGCGGAATTCGCTGTGGACCTGATCCGAACACTGACAGACTGGAATATCCTGTGGGAAGTAACCGTCATTTCTGAAAAGTTTTACGAAGACCGTTTCGTCGTAATCTTCGCCCCAAACATTAAACAGGTCAACGGCGATCCTGACAAGGGCGATACGTGGTTATAAGGCCGCAAGCAGAAAGGAGCGTGAGAACGTGGCAGTTTATAAGTCTATCACCTTCGACAACAGAAAGAAAATCGCGGCCCTGTACGCGAAAGGAATGTCCATTTCCGACATTTCTGACGAAGTGGGCGTCGCCCTTCGAACACTGTATGTCGAACTGAAACGCGGCGCGACTGGAAAACTGGATCAGAACCAGCGACCGGCCTATGATCCGGTACTGGCACAAAGAACCTACCAGGAAAACATTCGCCGTCGCGGCAGTGGTCCGAAAAGAAAGGAGGTCAAGAAATGACACCGGACAGAGCAACCAGGCGGAAACGACGCCGAATCCGTCTGGCGATCAGAAGGACGTCAGCCCTGGCGGCGGCTATTGCCTTCTTCTTTGCCTGGGGAACGATCGGCGCCATAGAAACCGACGCGGTGTCCCTGGTAGAAGGAACGGTCAGAACCTTCGGCCTTCTGTTCATTGGAACCGGCTTCGCCTTTGTAGGTGGCGCCTTCCGAAATCCTACGGAAAGGAGGTCAAAACATGAAGTACACCGCGACACTGTCGGCCGTCCAGGTCGGACAAGCCGTCAAAAGTCTTCTTCTGCTTGGTGAACGCAAGATCACCATTGAAGAAACAGAAAAAGACCGTTTCGTCGTCACCACAACAACCGAAACGGCCCTTTCAAAAAAGTCTACGAACAGTATATCACGAAAAGGAGTGAAAAACAATGGCTAAACTGAATTTTTATGACACCGACGCCGTGAAGGCGTTCGTCCTGGATATTTTAATCGAAAACGCTGAACTGAAAAGCGATCTGGACTATGAAAAGAAGTGTTCGAACGACTGGTTCGACCGCTACAAGAAAGCCGATCAGCAAGTGAAAGACCTTGAAGCGAAGGTCGCTACCCTGGAAGGAGGTTCCGAAAATGAATAACACCCTGTACGAAATCACTGACAAGTATTTGAAGGTCCTTGACAACCTGGAAATCGACGAAGAAACCGGCGAAATCCTGAACGCCGAAGAACTGGACGAACTGTCCGGAGCCTTCGAAGAAAAAAGCGAAGCTGTCGCTTGCTACATCAAGAATTCCGAAGTCTTTATCGGCGACCTGAAAGCCGAAGAAGCCAACCTGGCAAAGCGCCGCAAGCAGACCGAAAAGCGAATCGACTATTTGAAGAATGTCCTGACCGCGTGTCTGGACGCCGCCGGCCGTGACAAGGTCGAAACCACAAAGGTTCGCGTTTCCTTCCGAAAGTCTGTGGCCGTAAGCATTGACGACGAAAAGGCCCTTCCGGCTGACTTCGTTGTTGAAACCGTTACAACGAAACCGGACAAGACCGCGATCAAGAAGGCGATCCAGTCCGGCCAGGAAGTGTCCGGCGCTTCCCTTGTGGAGAACCGAAACCTTCAAATCAAATAAGGAGGAACCGCAATGAAAGAACTTTCGATTCCCCTTCTTACCGAACAAGACATTGACTGTCGCGTTCAGTCGGTCAGCAAAGCAAAGACCGGCCGCGTCGGCGCCGTCCTTCTGCTTTACAAGGACGCGCGCGTCGATATGCGAATCCTGGACCAGGTCTTCGGTCCTGGCAACTGGCAGAGAACCCACGAAGTAATCAACGGAAACCTGTTCTGTAATATCGACATCTGGGACGACGAAAAAAAGACCTGGGTCAGAAAACAGGACGTCGGAACAGAGAGCAACACCGAAAAGGAAAAAGGCCAGGCGTCCGACAGCTTCAAACGTGCCGGCTTCAACGTCGGGATCGGCCGCGAACTTTATACAGGCCCTTTCATTTATGTCGAACTGGCTGACGGTGAATTCTATCCCGAACGCCAGGGTCAGAAGGAAGTCTTCAAGTGCTATGCCAGTACGAAGTTCAAGGTATCGAAGATCGCCTATAACGAACGCCGCGAAATCTGTGACCTGGTAATCGTCGACCGGAACAATAAAGTCCGCTTCAATATGAACGGACACGCACCGGCGCCACAAGCCACACAGAGCGCCACGAACGGGCAGAACGCCCAGGGTGGACAATCTACCAACCAACAGCAAAGAACCGCACCACAACCGCAAAACAGCGCCCAGACAGGCGGCGCCGCGTGTCCCGTGTGCGGCGGCCCTATCAGCGAAGCTGAACGCCGCTATTCCATGAACAAATTCGGCCGTGAAATGTGCCGCGCCTGTCAGAAAAACGCGTGAAAGGTGGTGTCATAAATGCCCAGCCGCATTTTGAAAGAATCAATATGTACGTCTGAAAGTCTGGCGTACTTATCGGCGGAAGCCGAAGTCCTGTTCTATCGTCTGATCGTAAAAGCGGACGACTTCGGCCTGTACTACGGAAGCCCGAAAATCCTTGCTTCCCTTCTCTTTCCGCTGAACGTACCGACCGAAAAGAAGGTGTCTTCCTGGCTGGCTGAACTTGTGAACGGTGGCCTTGTGGCTACATACAGAGCCGAAGACGGTCGGCAATACCTGAAACTTCTGTCCTGGGACAAACACCAGAACAGGCGCGCAACAAAACCCAAATACCCACTACCGCAAGAATTTGATAACACTTGCAGTCAAGGGGTATCAAGTGACAATTCTGACACTTGCGCGCAAATGCAAGCAGATTCTTCCGTAAACGTAAACGAAAACGTATTCGAAAACGTAAACGAGAAACGAAAACGAGTATCGGCGCAACGCGGCGCCGGAGTGGACGACACTTTTGACCAGTTCTGGTCAGTCTATCCACGAAAAGTCGGCAAGAAAGACGCCGTGAAGGTCTGGAATCAAATTCGCCCTAACCCAGACTTGACAAACCAGATCGTCCAGGGTGTGGAGCGCTGGAAGCGTTCTGAACAGTGGACAAAGGACGACGGCCGCTTTATTCCATATCCGGCGACATTCCTTCGCGGTGAACGCTGGAACGAATATGACCGCGCCGAAGTCATACCGTCCCCGAAGCCGGCCACCGTCAAGAACTACGACGACGGCGAAGACTTCCTGGACGACGGTGAATAATCATGGCCGACAACATCTGGACGGCCGCTGTCGAAGGTATCGCCGCCAGAGGTAGGGCGAACAATGGCGCCGAAGGCGACTACCGCGACGAAGAAGGCTTCCTGTGCTGTGGCAAGTGCCGAACCAGGAAAGAAGGCGACATCACGATCGGCGAAAAGACGCTTCGCGTTCCGCACCTGTGCAAATGCGAATCAGAAGCCAGTCGCCAGCGTGAAGCCGAAGAAAAGGCCACCGAATTCCGGAAGCAATGCGAACGACTTCGCAAAGACGGAATCACTGATCCGTCGTACCTGTCCCAGAACTTCACCCAGGACGACAACCGCAACGCCAGAATTTCCGACGTGTGCCGCCGCTATGTGGAACACTGGCCGGAAATGAAGGCCGACAATATCGGAATCCTGTTTTATGGCGGCGTCGGGACCGGAAAGTCATTCCTGGCCTGTTGCATAGCAAACGCCTTGATCGATAAACAGGTCCGCGCCAGCGTGACGAACTTTCCCCGAATCCTGAACAAACTTCAAGGCTTCGGCGAAGACAAACAGGAATTCCTGGACAAGCTGTCCCGATATGACCTTCTTGTCATTGACGACCTGGGCGTCGAAAGGGACACGTCCTATTCCGTGGAACAGGTCTTCAACGTCATAGACGCCAGGAGCCGCACCGGAAAGCCCCTGATCGTCACGACAAACCTTTCCCTGGCCGACCTTCAAAACCCGTCGTCCCTGGGATATGCCCGAATTTATGACCGAATTCTGGAAATGTGTCCGATCAGGCTGAAACTGGCCGGAGATTCCAGAAGAACCCAGAACGCACAAGAACGCCGCGACAAGGCGAAGCGCCTTCTGGGGCTTGAAAGGACGTGACAGAGTGAAACACTATAAACTGACAATCCCTGGCCTTCTGCCAGGACTGAACGAATATGTGGACGCTGAACGCGGCGCCAAAGGCAAATACAAGGCCGCCGCCATGAAGAAACAGGCTGAAAACGTAATCGGCTACATGATCAAAACCCAGCTTCGCGGCGTCCGCTTCACCCGTCCCGTGGTGATACATTACACCTGGATCGAGCCGAACCGCCGGAGAGATAAAGACAATATCGCTTTCGCGAAGAAGTTCATTCAGGACAGCCTTGTCCATGCCGGCGTTCTCCAAAATGACGGCTGGAAACACATTGAACACTTTACCGACGACTTCGCTGTGGACCCGAAAAACCCCCGTGTCGAAGTTGTTATCGAAGAATTTGAAGGAGGAAACAAAAAATGACTGTACGCGCAAAATTGAAAGACCTTGCACCTGGAACCGTATTCAACGCCGGACCGATCGACGTCCGCGTCCTGGAACACTTCGCCGACGGAAGAGCCCTTCTGATCGCCGATACCTGTATCGCTGACCGCCACTTCGCGGATCAGCCGTTCAAGACCAGACCGGAAAAGCCGGCCGCAAATCCGAACGACTGGCGCTTCTCAAATCTTAACCGTGAACTGAATACCGAATTCCTGGCTACATTCGACCAGGCCGAAGGCCCTATCCGTTCAAAGGACATCTTGACGGCCGACTGGTCCCTGGCTGACCACGAAGGCGGTGAAGGTTACGGAACCATTCAGGCGAAGATCGCCCTTCTGACACAAACCATGTATGAGAAGTACGCTGATCAGGACCTTCTTGAACTTGACGACTGGTGGTGGCTGATCACCCCGTACGCCAGCGACGCGGGCTATGCGCGCGGTGTCAGCACGGGCGGCAGTCTGTACAGCGGCAACGCGTACATTGGCAGCTATGGCGTTCGGCCGGCTTTCTTCGTGGAATCTGGGATCACGTTATCCGTGGAGCCTGACCAGGTTGAACTTTCCACTTCCGCCCTGTTGGCCGAATTCACTTCGAAACAGCTTGTCGAAGAAGTCCTTCGCAGAATCGCCGAAGGCCAGGAAGACGGTGACAACGATGAAGAAGACGACTTTTAAGCAATGCGCCGCCGGCGACGTCTTCGAACATCAAGGACAAGCCCTGATCAAAACGACGAAGCCGAACACAGCGGTCAACCTGAACAGTGGCGCTTTCGCGCACTTTCACGACGGTTCCCTGGTGGACAGAAGCGACCTTGTCCTGATCCACCAGGCGGACCTTCCGTCCGAAATGCCGGACAGCCTGAAAGGAGGTCGAAACAATGGGTAACAAATCCGCCCTTCAACTGGAAGTCGAAAAAGAAATGGGCTTCGAAATCGACGAAGACCTGTTCGGATACTTAGAGCATTACGCCAGAAGAAAACTGGAAGTCGCCAACAAAAGCGCCGGCCGCGCCTGGGGCGAAGACGGCTACGGCGACGAATACCTTTCACTTCTGATCCCCGACGTGATCCGCGAAATGGCCTTTTCTGCTTACTGTGACCAACGGTCAGCGGAAAACCTGGCTGCCAGAAAGGCGGTGTCGTAATGAAAAACGAAAACGCCATAATGGACCGCATAAAAGCCAGGATCGCATATCACGCCAACGAACACCGGCACACATACGAAATCGGAAAAGGCGTCATGGACTTCCTGGCGCGCGACCTTCTGGCCGATTTTAAGGCCGCCGGGGGGGTTTATTCGCCCGGCGACCCCGGCGGGGGGGGCCGTGTCGGT